TCATTTAAATGAAAAATTATATGTGCTTCCTCCCTTCATTAAGTCGACAATTTGTTTATCCCCAATGATGCTCTGTACAACATTTCTAGTACCATTAGTCTTTAACAAATTAAAATTTTTGACCTTAGATATGTAATTTATTGCTATTGCTTCAGCGTCGATTTTGCTGATCCTTCCTTTTGATTGTCCAATTAGTTCAGAAGCAAATTCTTTCACTAAAATTTTTTCCATTTCTGTTCACCACCTTTCAATAATAGTACAACATCGACCTTTATCATCCTTTCACTTTTTCCGTAACTACTCATTTTCCAAACCTTTAACATATTCTTTCCAATATTTTATGTGCTGGATAGTGGATATTTAAATAATCTTTTAAGCTTTTTAAAGACGTAATACTATCATCATTAATGGTTTTTCTTAAAAAGCCATTATATAAATAAATTATATTTTCAAGCTCTACAACACAGTATATATTGTCCTGACTGTCATCTAATTGAATTAAACTATCATATTGAATATCTTGTGCTTTTTGATAGATGAATTTTGTATCAGTCAGTTCATTCATTAATTCTATTTCCTCTTCATGCAATGAATCCATTAGTATTAAACTAGAAACCGAACTGTCCATACATGCACATTCAAGCGTATTACCTCCTTCATCTCTCAGAATAACATTTGTAATACTTCCATTAAAATCTTTCATTAACTCATTTGAAATATTGCTATCCTTATAAATAACCAGCTCTAAAATAGCTGTTGTTTGTATCTCATCCACTTGAAAACCCCCTAGTATTACAATGATTCCTAATATAACTTTTTCTAGCTATTCTCCTCAGCATTGATTTGTTCTTATCTTATCACGAACAGACGTTCGTTTTCAAGTTTATTTTTAGAGAATATTTACAATTTACCCAATACCCAAGTCGTTTTATCTTATTATTTTATTTATAAAGTAAAACGACCATCAGTGGGGATTTTCTCTCACCCAATCAGGCTGCTACAGTCAGTAAAACGCCCACCTCGTCTTTCAACCTGAGGTGGGCGTCTTACTGACCGTTAATGCAGGACAACAAAAAAACTGGTATTCACCAGTTCTATAGCTCTATATTAAAATCTCCATAATTTGTTTTCATAAAATCAAAATCTAATTTATGTTTGAGTATAGAATAACTTACATACTTATTATCTTTATTCGCATAACCGGTATCATATTTATTTGCAACTTTTTCTAATAGCTCTTTGTCTAGGGTTTTCACTTCATTATCTTTTACCATTTCCCACAAATACCACATCATACCTGAAATCTGTATCGTACTAGCTATTAAATTACTATTGTCAAAGATTGTTTTGGCTAAATCCAGTGCTCTATTCCCGAAAGAAGCTCTCAGTTGAATATCACTACTTTTTGAATTTGCTTTCTTAAATATATAAGTATTGTCCGTAAAGTATTTTTGTCCTTGTTTTGGTGTCAAACTAGTAGAGGATATTTTGTCTAATTTTTCAAGCTTCCAATAAAGATCTTCGGTTATTTCAATTTTTCTTCTATACCCCTTATTATTCGTCAATCTAGCAAAGCAAACCCCATTGTCATTACTCAAATCAGCCATTTTTAAATTTAAAATTTCGCTATAGCCTTCACCTTTGATTCCCTCAAATAAACATAATAAAAATACTGCATGCCGTTGATCATCAAATAAACGCATATAAGTTATCAATTGCTCTCTTGTATACCTGACGATTGACGCTTTATAAATAAATCTACTACAATATTCAATATCGATTATACTTGGTAACCTTTGTGAACGATTTTCCGTATAACCATTCATAATTGCCCAATCTATATACCTTGAGATAAAACCAATGGAGGCACTTATAGGTTGTGGACTAGGTGATTTTAAACTATAAAACAATTCTTCCAATTCCACTTTATTCATATCAAAAATATCCTTATTTTTTTGATTTTCTATCAGCGTTGCTTTATTAAAGAGCGATAAATAGGTAGTTAAACTATTATCTTTTACATCTAAAGATTTTAAATACCACTCTTTTATATCTTTATTAAATACATTTTCTTTAAGCATCAATTGTACACCTCATTATTTAATTAAAACCTCAAATACTTTTTGAAGTTTTTTTCTATTTCGTGTGCTTAGTCCGCCATACTGTAAAATACCAAGCTCCTCCCATAATGAATTATGAATTGAGAAGTCAATCTGATCTAAATAATTATTTAAAATTTCAAAAGGAATATTTTCTTCATGCATCCTTGCAGCCAATTCAATATGGCCAACAAACATTCTATTTTTAAACATTAATGAATTTTTATCAGTTAAATTATCCTTGTAATAAGCAAAAAGATACATCATATATTCGTTAATTACTGTTACAACTTTACCTACCTGTAAACGACTTTCTATTTTAAAACTGTTATCGATGGCATTGGATAATTCAGAAAAAGTAACCACTTCCCCAAATGAATATTTAACATTTGAACTAGAAGTAATTTTTCCCTTTAATTCCCCATCAACTTTTAACTCAATAACTACCTCATCAGACAATTTATCTTTTGCTAATTCCTGCAGTCTTGGTTTTGGGATAGGGTTAGCTTTTGCCATATCTACTTGCACTCGTTTACATTGAGCCTCTGTCATATTTGAAAAAATAACAATCATATTACCTTGCAGATCACTTTTTTTCATGTATGCATTATAAATAGAGAAAGTACGATGTGCCCCATCTAAAACATCGAGTGTAGTTCCTTCTAATACAGTAAGGGATTGTTCTTTTTCATCATAATATAATTCTAAACCGTCATTACCCGTACCAACTTTTGCATTATATCGTAAAGTAGATGTAATTAAATCTCCATTTAATGTTTGCTTTTCAATCTCACGCAATGATTTTGGATTTAAATTCATCACTTCGATAATTTCATTTTTTAGTTTTTTCTTTTTGGCTTGTCGCTGTATATTTGGGTTATACATAGAAATACCACTCATCCAAAGCTTGCCGATAATTATATTGGGGAGCACTGCTGCAAACTCATGATGTCCTGTTTTTATAACATGTTCAAAAGTATATGGTAACGTTATGATGTCTTCATACGGCGATTCTCTTTTATAGAATCTTAATTCTTTGATTTCAGAAGGATTTAACCATTCATTCATCCACCCAGGATTACTGTCATCAAATTTTAAATTAAGTTGCTCACCTAATAGTAATAATTCGCTTAAATTTGTTTCTCTTAGCACATTTTCATCATTAATCATTTCTAAAATATTGCCTATATTAATGTTATATCGATTAAGTTGAATAGATATCTCATCTAAAATTAAATCATGTTGAACTAACAATGGGATTTTAGCTTTAATATCTTCGATTAATAATTCTCGGGTTTTACCAATTTTCAAAGTTTCCACTCCCTTGTTTTTCCATTAAAAATATGATTATTTTAATAGTACCATATGCTAAATTAAAATGTAACTATTATAAATGAATTAATGATATACACCATTTCTTTTTAGGAAGATTATTAAATTGCTTATTTAATAGGAAGAAACAATGAAAAACGGTAAATGAATGAGAATTAATAAATGAATTAATATAAAAATATATTGATTTATAAAATATAGCAATTATAATATGGATAAGTGTAATCGAATACTTACATTAAAGGAGATGACAGTTAATGGCCTATCAAACAGCTAAAGATACAAAATATCAACATTTAGTTTTATCAGACGAAACTGTAATTAAAGAATTATTGACGTTTAGAGGTTCAATAGATGATACGATGTTAAATGGCAGTCAGGGCGTGTGTGCATCAAATACTTTAAAAATGAACACGGATGTAATTAGTTTATTTGCCGATTTAGATGAATTAATAAAAAAATGTTTAAATGAAGAGCAAGTGGAATTACTTGAATACATTGCTAAAGACTACACTAATTATAAAATTGGACAGCTTTTAGGGATTCCACTAAAAACGGTGGGACGAAGGTTTAATACAATTTGTCACCAAATAAAACAAGAAAATGATAGACAATGGAGAAAGGTAGTATATACAAAGAATTTAAATCTACGAACTAAAAGTTGTAGCAAATGTAAAGAGCGACTTCCTGCAACCGACGAGTTTTACAGTTTAAATAGCAGCAGTAAAGATTTATATCATTCACAGTGTAAGAAATGCAAAAAGTAGCTTCAAAAAATCACTTGGGCGGAAATAGTAGCTTTTTAGATACACCAGTCACCTTAATAAGTAGAAGGAGCAATAATATGAAACTACAATTACCTCACAGAATGGTAGAATTGAATTTAGACCTCCCAATGGAGGAAAGAGTGCGAACTATAAGATTTATGCTAGAAAATGAAAAAGTGATTTATCAAGGTGAAGAGATACCGTTAGAATTTTATTTCAGTATAACCTCACATACCCATCAGACGTTAATTTTATTAGATATGATTGGTTATTATATTACAAAAGGATATTTTACTAAAGCCGAATTGTTATTAGAAGAAGAGAATTTAAAATTTATTAAAGAAACCAAAAGACGCAATCTCAGACGGCGAGAGATTACAAAATTACTTAGAAATCAAAGTGCCCAGCATCAATTGCAAGATAACTATGTATTATCTCATCATAAACAAAAAGAAATCAAAAAAGGTTCAATCAGACATAACACATTTTCCAATACTTCTTACTTAGAAGCAATTGCCTTTGGAATTGAAGAAGTCGAAGAAGAACATGGTTAATAAACGAATTAATTTAAAATACATACTATTAATTTGAATGAAATTTTCAAATGTATCTATGCGAAGGCATGGATACATCATGAAGGTTTCATGTACTTCAAAAGAGGTTTATAAATGGAATACATAACATGAGAACAGAATCAATACTAAATCGTAAACTGTAAGTACCTGTTTCTCAAATCGAAATTAAGTAGGTGATGACAATTGTATGTATTAAGTGAAACTCAATCAATGGAGGCTTTCTCATCCCCACCAATTGTTAGTTGAAGTAAGTAAGTAAATTAATAAATGAATTAATGTAAAAACGTTATAAAATACTCTTTTTTAATCATGAGAGCAAAACCTTCAAAATCAACCTTCTTTAGGAAGTGAGGACAAAGGAGAATGAAAATTGTAAATTATTTATCTAAGTTTTATACAGCATTGAAAGAACATGAAAAGTTACTTCGATTACTGTACTACATGCCAAAAAATCATTTAGATGATCCTTTGGATGAGTCGAAAATGGATATTTCACAGTTACCTGAAAAAGATCTTATTATAAACAACCTATTAGTAGTTGGAGAAAAAACAAGCGATTTAATTGATTCACATTTTTCTCGCATTTGTTTATATACTGGTCCACGAACGCCTCAAAAGCATTATCTTAAAAGCACAAATCAATTTACTGATCATCCCTACTCTAGCACACAACAATATATTTTTGATATCTATACGCCAGTTGCTATCAATAATATAGATTTTCGACTCGATTGGCTAGGTGAAATGTTAAATGAAGTGCTATTTCAAGAGGATATTGAAGAATTTGGAGATATGAGATTTCACAGTGGGATCCCCATTGTAAATACACCTGAAGGATTTGTAGGGTATCGCTGGATTTATATTATTCCTTCTGGTCAAGGGGCAAGAGGTTTTCAATCATGAGCTTTTCAACTAAAAAAGCATTTGGCAAGTCTACTACATATAAAGGATTAAGTATTTATCCTGTTCGCATGGTTGATGCCGATGAATTTTATGATTACGTACAATGCTTATTATTGCCAAAAAGTGATTTTCAAGAACCAGAAGTCATTAGAATGTCTTATTTCATGTTTTTGCTTGCCCTCTCTCAAAACAAAGATGGCCCTGATTTATTAGCAAAATTAATTGCTTTATATCGTTTGATTTTCAAAACGGAAGACATTCAATTCACAATCAATGAAAAAGGTATGGCATTTATAATTGTCGACGGTATTTCATTGCATGAACGTGATTTCGATAAAATTAAAACTATCATCAGTGAGCAAAACCTCATCGATTTAGACGATGAATTTATCGATCCAGGCACTAAAAAGGCCATTCAAGAAGCACGAGCATTTATGGCAAAAAGAAAAACGAAACAGGCAGATTTAGAACAGCAAATAGTCGCTTATCATTGCAAATCGGGTCTCCCCTACCATGAAATAGAAAATCTAACCCTCTATCAATTTCATAAAGGTTTAATTCGTATGGATTATATGGTCAGCAGTGATGCCATTCTGAATGCACGTTACTCTGGAATGGTTGAATTTAAAAATGATCAAGATCTTCCCCATTGGCTAGGCCATATTGACGAGCCGAAGAAAAATGAGGATGTCATTATGACAAAGTCAGCATTTGACAAACAAATGAAACAGCTAGGACTTGATTCTAGTTCAAATAAAAAACAATAACTTAAAAGGATGGTAATTTATTATGACACAACAAAATCAATTTTTAACTTCAGTAGCAAATGTACGTTTATTTGATCGTTTAACGGATGAATTAATTCTTAACGGTAAAACTTTATTGAATTCATCGATGACACAAGCAATTCAAACACAGGCTATTCATGCAGGTAAAGGCTCGAAAAAAGTATACGAACTTAACTACCAAAAAGAATTAACGTTCTCAATTGAAGATGCTGCATTCGATACAGCTTATATTGCCTTACAAAATGGTACAGAAATCAATCATCAATTAGCCGAATTCTATACGGATGAAATCATTTTACTTGATGCGAGTGGTAAAGGAACATTAGCTGACACGCCTATTGGCAAAGTGCATGTGGAACAAGTTAATGGTACATTCTCGCAATACGCTCCTACTGGCAAAGAGATTTCTGTTCCAGCATTAGCTGGCAAAGAAGTACAAGTTGTCTATGCTGTTCAGGAAATGATGGATACAATTGAAATCTCTGCTGATTCATTCCCGAAAGCTGTACGTATGGAATTAAATGTAGATATTCGCTCTAATAACGGAAAAACAGGCGAAGTAATTATCGAGGTGCCTAACTTTAAACCAAATGGTGCAGTGGAAATTTCTATGACACATGAAGGTGTAGCTTCTTCTTCTCTTGCAGGTAGCTCACTAGCAGACAAAAAAGGAAACTATGCCTACATTAAACTTCGTAATCTAGCTGATGAAAAAGTACAAGTTACAGCATTAGCTTCGAATCCTTCTCGTCTAGTGCTTGATTCTGCTGTCGCAGGAGATGCTCAACGCATCGCAGTACTAGGTATCCGAGGCGCAGGTTACAGCAATGTCCTTTTACAAAATAGTGATTTAACGTGGACTTCCAAGAACACAACAATCGCAAGTGTTGATGCAAATGGTGTCATTACTTTAGGTGCCTCTGCAGCAGCAAATGACCAAACAATCATTGAAGTAACTGATGGTACATACCTTGAAACAATTGTTGTTGATGTAATTTAAATGAATTAATTTAAAATGAGGCTGTCTAAAAAGTTCTTCAAACAATAACGCCTGTCTTCCTATATGGTAAAAATCCGCTTCGCTTTCCGCGGGCAAGGCATGAGCCGCATCGCTCGCTAAAGCTCCCTGCTGGGTCTCATGCTCTTGCTTTTCCCACAGGAGTCTACGCGGATTCTTACCTTTATATCAGGAAGAATATCTCTAAGCTTATTGTTTTTACTTACTTTTAGGACAGCCTATCTTTAATTAAAAAAAGGAGTTTAAAAATGGCTAAACGTGAAACGAAACTAACATTAGCAGATATTCAACAAAATGCGGATGAGCTCAATAAAAAACAAAAATTTCACATTGATAAAGACCAGGGTAAATTCATTTATTACTATCCAAAATTCAGTAAGCGTAAAGTAACGATATTAATAAATGACTTAGCAAGCACTATCGACTATGTGCAGCAAAATAACTTAGATTTCTTTAAGAATGACCATGAACTACAACACTATGTCCTCTTTTTAGTGATCAAGCATTTTACTGATTTAAAAACTGAACTTAAAGATAAATCTATTGAAAGTCATTTTGCTACTATGAATAATCTAGTAGAGATTGGTTGGTACGACCTATTCTTAACGGAAATGTTTACGATGCAGGAAATCTCAAATGTGCTAGAGGAAATTAGTAAGCGACTCAATTTAAGTATGCAGTTTTTAGAACTCGAAAAAGAGCTAATCAATAAAATCGAGTCTACTGACAAAGACAAACTAGTAAAAGAGCCTTCACTTAGCAATCGTTAAAATTTTGAACTACTCCCCTACCTTTTTAGGTGGGTACTTGAACATTTTAGGATATTCAACCATATTCGAAAAAAATAAAACGATAAACTGATGATTACAGCTACTGTTAAAGTTGCTGTATTTTTATGTTTATCTTAAATTAGGAGGGAAAAACGATTGAGTACTGGTGGTGGACAAACAAAAAAACCAATGGACTTATTAGTCGCTCTAGGAGTCAATGACGAGGTTTCAAGAAAAAATATACATACATATATAAAGAGATTAAAAAATATAAATGCTCTAACGATAAACTTAGATGTAAAAGGTCACAATACGCAACTATTCCTTGAATACGAAAAACAAATTCATGCACTACAACAACATTTAGACGCGTTAAACCAAAAATTACAGAGTGTTGGAACTGGATCATCCCCTACCCTTTCACTATTCGATGAATTCAAACAGCAAGTGACCTCTTCAGTAAAATCGATAGACCAGCTAAATGAAGCCATCGGTGATGCAAATCTAAATGTAAAATCATTTTACAAGCGTTTAGCAAGCATTCCTACTGGCGACTTACAATCACTAGAGCAGCTATTGACACAACTGAAAACAGAAATAGAAACAATCAATTTTAACCAATTTAAACTAAATGGCATTCAAGAAACACAACAAAACCTGCAAGCGCTCGAAGCAAATTTATATAACATTTATGAGTTAAATAAAGCCTACGCAAACAACACCAATTTCGAACAATTAACCTACCAAATTTCAGATTTAAATACTCAAATCAATAATATTCAATTTGGTGAAGGTATACAAATTGCAGGCATCTCTGAAATCCCAAGCCAACTAGAAAGCATTAATCAAGCTATTGCAGAGTTTGGCAAGAATACTAAAGAAGCCTCTCAAAGTTCAACGTCTCTACTTGATTTTGGGGTAAACATGTTTGAGTTATCAAAAACAGCAAAGGAAGCATATGGTGATATTAGAGGAGCCGGAACAGGTATAGCAGCAATTGGGAAAGGTTTACTTTCAACATTTGGACCTGGCTTAGCTCTAACAGGTATCGATTTTGTGTTTGGAAAAATAATTGAAAGCAGCGAGAAAGCAAAACAAAAAACAGCAGAATTAGCGGCTGAACAAAAGAATATTTTGGATACTTTTACTTCAAATGCTACAGAAATTGATACATTATCTACTAGATACGCTGAATTAGAAAATGCAATGACATTAGGCAATACAGACTCCTCTGTACTTGCCGAATATCGTGACATTGCTAATCAACTGGGCGAGATTTTACCAAACATTGTTACAGGTGAAGACGAATTTGGAAATAAAATCATTGGTTCATCGGAAGCATTAAAGATAAAAATAGGTCTACTTAAAGAACAACAGGCATTAGAAGCACAAAGTGCTGAACAAGTCGCACAAGAAGAACGTGACGACAATATTAATACACGAAAAAAAACAATTTCTAGCCTTGAAAAAGAACAAAAAAATATAGCGCATAATGCTGCCGTCACCTTAACCCATAGTACAGACATGAGCCAAAGCATTAAAGATAAAGTTACTTTTTCGGATAACAAAGGAAATCCTTTACTTAAATCAACAGAGGATTATGAAAATAAAATAAAAGAATTAAATAAACTTCAATCTAGTGCTGAGAAAAGTGGCAATAGTGATTTAGCAGATTACTATGAGAGACTAAATAATAACGTCAAACACTTCAAAGAAGAAATTGTTAAAAATGAGAGAGAACTTAATCAGGAAGTTTTAGCACAAAAATCTGACTATATCTCTAATATTGCCCATATAATAGGCGAAAATGATAAATTAACTGATAGTGTAAAAAACAATGCGGCAGGTTTTGCTGCACAATTAATTGACGTAACAGATGCAAGTAATTTAGATACTTTACAAGAATCGTTAACATCATTATTTTCAAACGATAACGCCGATACAGTAACAAATGATATTATAGCTTCTTTCCAAAACATGGAGAATGCTACCTCTGACACTTTTGACTCAATGGCTAATGAAACAAAAGATAAAATATCAAATATGACTGCTGAACTGACAAAGTTAGGATTAAGCGAAGATGAAGTAAATAGTATTATGAAGTCTTTAAAACAACAATTCGATGATACTACTAAAACTCAAAAAGAAGTATCAATTGAAATGAAGGCTAATAACTTAACATTCGCTGAAGCAAAAGCAAAAGTTTTTGACTATAAGGAAGAAGTAGAAAAACTTACAACTACTTATGAACAACTAGCAGGGGTATCACAGAAAAAAGTAAATGATACTTCGGACTTATTATTCCAATATGAAATGTTAACGAATCAATTGAAGGGATATACAGAAGAAGAGATACGAAACCTTAGTCAAAAAGGTAATTTAACAGCGGAAGAACGGCAGCTTGTAGATACTTTAAAGTCTCGTGATCTAATCATGAATAGTTTGAATACACACTACCCTTTTCTTCTTGATAATGACGGTAAAGCAATAGCCTTAAGTGAAGAAAAAATTAAAGCCATTCAAGCTGAAAATCATGCAAATGAAACACTTTTAAAAGCATATAAGTTAGCTCGCGAAGGAAAATTAACTGCTGACCAGGAAATGATGATATCTTCAGCTCAAGCAACAAAATTTAAAATCTTAAATGCTAAAAAAGAAATTATGATGTTAGAGAATTATGTTAGAGCTAATGAAATCTCATCAAAAGCAATTGGCACGATGAATGGGTTTCTTGGTATAGCACTGACAGCACAACAATTAGTTGTAGAAAATACTATTAGTAACTACAAAAAAGAATTAAGTGGTTTAACTTTAGATTTCGACTTTAATATTGGAGAGATAGACGAATTTACTTCTTCAATTGAGTCTTCTAAGAAAGCCTCAAAATCTACAAATTCAACAACCAAAGAATCCATCCATATTACAGACAAATACAAACAAACACTAGATAATTTAAATCTTGAGATTGAAAAACAGGTTAAAGTTCAATCCACCCTACCAAAACATTCCGAAGAGTATCGAAAGTCACTTCAAGCACAAATCGAACTCGAAAAGAGAAAGCTTACTTTAATTGAGGATCAAGAAAAATCCATAAAATCTCAGATTGCTGCAGGAAAGATTAATAAAACAGGGACTGTTTCAGGTAATAATGCAACAACTTCCGCGACCTCTTCTAAATTAAATGGTTGGAATGGTCCAATTACAAGCAATTACGGCAATCGTACACTAAATGGAAAAAAGGATTTTCATCTAGGCGTAGATATCGATGGCTCCATGGGGCAACGACTAGACTCCCCTATCAATGGAAAAGTTATTAAAAGTGGTGACGCAGCTAAAAACGGAGAGCATGAATCATATGGAAATATTGTCATGATTCAGGATGACAATGGCATAAAACACCTATTCGCTCATATGAATGAAACTCTCGTAAAAATCGGAGACAATATTACAGCAGGAACCAAAATTGGAACAATTGGTAATTCGGGGAATGTTTATAAAGGTTCAAGTGATGGCTCTCATTTACATTACGAAGTCAGAAAGAACGATAAAACTATTAATCCTACTGACTACTTGAACAATGCAAAATCAGGAATTATTAGCTCTAGCAGCTCGACTGCTGTAGAAACAACGCAACAAGCAATCGACCAAGCAAAATCCGAGTTGCTCAAAATACAAAGTGACATTCTTAATCAAAAAGAGCTAATTGCTAAAATTGAAAAAGACATTATAGACTCTCAGTTATCTCATTTTGATTGGAAGCGAGGAAATATACAATCTAATTTAGATTATGAGGATTCCAAGCTAAAATTGGTTGATAAAAGTTCGAGTCGATATACAAAAACAATCGATCTACAAACGAAATATTTAGAGCAAAAGCAAACCGTAAATAATCAGGAACTCGTCTATTTAGAAGGATTAATTAAAAATGGCTCTCTTTCAGCTATCACGCTAGATGAAATGAAAAGTAGATTATTGGAATTGAAAACCGAAATGTTAGACACCAATAATGCCATTTCACAATTGGCTTTGAACAAACTCGAAACGTTTGACTATCAACGCAGCATGCCAGAATCACAGCTAGAATATGAGAATGCTAAAATACAAGAATTAGATACCAATTCCGCTAGATATGCCAAGACATTGCAACTGATGACCATTTACATGAATCAAAAGCAAAAGGTCAATCGAAGCGAGTTACAATATTTACAACAGCAGATTGCAAACGGCAAGCATTCAGGCGAAGTTTTAGAGCAGCTTAAAGAGCGATATGCACAGCTTACAACTGAAATAAAATTGCTAGATATTGAAATTCGAGAAAAGAATTACGAAATATTGATTAATATTAAGACTCAATATGATGAGAAAAATGATAATATTGAGTTTTCAATCGAGCGAAGTAAAATTATCCAGTCCATGTTTGATGAAGGCTCCGATGAAGATATTCGTGAAAGTAAATTCCAAAAAGAACAGCAAAAAAATTTAATAGAAAGTATTAAAAACCAAATAAACACCACCAAAAATAATATATTACAACTCAGTTTGCTTCCTGAGGATTTAAAAAAAGCAGAGGCAGACCTTAAAGCTTTGGATCTTAAAAGGGCTCGTTTAACAGCGGAACTTGCAGCAGACGAAAAGAAAAAACAAGAAGAATTAGCAAATAAATTAATTGATGCCTATAAAGAATACATACAAGAAAAACGGGATGCACATATAAAAAGTATCGATGACGAGATACAGCGGGAAAATGACCGTCACGACACTGTCATGGACAATTATAAAGATGAAATGGATTTATTTAGAAAAAATATCCAAGATAAATTGAAACTAATTGACCAGCAAGAATCCCAGCGTGATTATGATCAGGATATTGCTAAACTTGAAAAAGAGCGCAATGATATCCAAGGACAATACAATTTATTGCTGCTAGATAATTCTCACGAGGCTAAATCTAAACGAAAAAATTTACAAGAGCAACTTGCTCAAATTGACGAGGAAATTTCAGAAAAACGCCATGACCGTGAAATAGAATTACGGAAAGAATCATTAAATGAGCAATTAGAAGCAAAAGAAACTGAAATGAGTCAAAAGGAAGAGCTGGAAAATGAATATCATGAAAAAGAATTAAACTTAATAGATGAGAAAAAGAAATATTGGGAACAGTTCTATACTGATAGACTAAATGATGAACGTAAATTCGAAGAAATTAGAAAGAAAATTCGCGATGGAGAATTCGCTTCATTAAAACAGGAATTTGGCGATTTTAAAAATTGGTTAACCGAAAGCATGCCCGATTTAGAGAAAACACTAACTGGAACATTCGATAAAGTTGGAACCTCTATCAGACAAAATATTATTGAGGAATTAGAAAAAGCATTAGATTTAATGAATCAGGTTGAGAAATCATCACAAATAGAAAATGGTGAGTATGGTTCTTCGGATGATATTAGCAATAATAAAAACAAATCTTCACTGATTGAAGGTGATATGCAAGTACTGTTAGGGAAGTTTATGACCGATGTTCTTGCTGAAGAAGAACCAAACTCTGTACGTAAAGCAAGTATTAGAGAAAAGGCTCACAATCTGGCCCAAGAAGGCAGAAAAAATAATTCTGAGATTCCCACAGATATCGATTTTACTAATTACATAACAACAAAACTATCTGATGATGATCTACTTAAATTAAGTAACTTTTTTATGGAACAAGCGAAGCACGTAGTCATAACACCCCAACTTCAGGATCTTATCATAGATAAAGCAAATGCCTTAAGAATAGCCGGGACTCAGTACAATTTTAATAACTCTGCTTCTGCCTTACAAGGAGGAATGACGAATTTTTCTAGCAATGGTATTGACGGTTTAGGTGGGAAAGCGATGATTGTCCATCCAAATGAATTAATTCATTCCCCTATTGACACTAAAAACTTACTTTCAATGGCCAATATAATGGATAGAGCTAGCTTATTCTTCCGACCAATATTAGATAGAATCCCGCAATTTAGCAATACCTTCAGTACAGTTCAAGCCGCTTCTGCTGCAACATACGGAGACATCAACATCGAATTTAACATCGATAAAATGAATGGTGATATGAATGATCTCAATAAATTTAGCAAAATGATTAACGATGACTTATTACGTAAGAAAGGGATGAGAAATTAGTGTTAGAATCTATTCATTTTATGTATGATAATATCTCATCAAAGGATATGGGCGTTACGATAGGATGGTCTTCAGGTAATTTATTTGAAGAGAATTTTTTACCGTCACGGCGAATTATCGAAAAGAAAATCGCAAATAATGAAACACCTTACTTTCAGAGAGTGGAGCATGAACCACTCTCTTTTAAATTGTCCTTTTATCTAGATGATTGGGTAAACGAAAGTGATTTAAGAAAAATTGCACGCTGGCTCTTCCAACCCTATTATAAACCACTAGTATTTGATCATAATCCTAATAGAGTCATGTATGCACTTGTAGAAGGTGATTCAACGCTCATACATAATGGGCTCAAACAAGGTTATGTAGAACTAAAGATTCGATGCGATTCACCTTATACCTATTCGCATGAACATATACTAGATAAGATAGAGTTTCGAGAATCGAATAAAAGTTACTTATTAAAGGATGATATGACTACATTTGCGGAAGGAGAATGCCATAATATGAAAATTACTTCAAATGGATTGACAATTGATGCAATGAATAACACATGGGGCATATTGTATGCCAACACTACGAATTGGGGTGACAATTGAAATGGAAACTACAAATAAACTAGGCTTAAAAATTGTAACAGAAACCACATTTGAGCAGGATGATATCAAGGAAACCATTGTCAACTATGGTGAAAACTTTAATAAACTTGAAAAATACTTAAAATCGTCTGCTCAATCTATTGAAGAATTACATGATAACACGTTTTATCCGATTGGTTATATTGTATGGAACAAAGCACCCGCCATTAGCGCCCATATTGGTTGGGTTGCCACGAGAGAAGGCATCCATGCTAAAACCTGGAAACCTAACAAGAATTATGTTGTAGGAGATTTAATAAAGGCTGTGCCTGATAATGGTGGTTTATATGAATGTGTAGTGGATGGCAAAAGTTCAACTAGCTCCCCTACCTTCCTTACAGGATTACATCAAGAGTTTTATGATGTTAATGGTAGTAATTGGCGCAAGGACTATAACTATGAAGTTGGGGATATTGTTTATCCTACTAATGGTAGCAAACAATACTACTACATTTGTGAAACAGCAGGATTGTCTTCAGTAAATGAACCCGTATGGTCTTCCATTCAAAATGAAACTGCATCCATTGATAACTCTGTCGTTTGGCGAAAAGCGAAGACCATTAAATGGAAACGTATTGGAAACAGCTGTGAATTTAGGCCATTTGGCAAAATAGAATAGAGGTGCTTGCATGACAAATTGGGGTTCCATTTCAACGGTAAAAGGCTCGTATATCTCCAACATACATTCTATTTCTACTAATGCCCAAAAATATTTGACAACGATGGCAGCTAATATTGTAAATGTATATGCTAAACAAGTCGAATTCTATTATTCAGTATCCTACGATACGCTTAAGTGGACCGCATGGCAGCCAATAAATTTCAATGATACTGGTCTTTTAGATCAATATAGCCTCAAAGGAATGTCCTTTAGATATAAAATCGTCATGAGTGCTACTAAAGAGCATGAAAAACCTTATATCCAAACATTCTCTATTAGTTTTGATCCATGTGCTGTTTTAGAAAACTTAGGTGATTTTACGGTAAAACCTAAAGTATGGATTAGAAAAAAGAACGGCAATGGAAACGTAGCAATAACGAATACTATGACAAATCAAAAGATGCAATTACATAATTTAATTGATAACGAAGAAGTTTTTATTCATTGTCAGAAAGAAGAAATAGTGTCAAATCGACAATATTTAGGCGTCTATCGCTATGATGATCACAATGATGAATTTTTGGAACTAACGATTGGGAACAACTACATTCAAGCAGATGGAGATTTCGATATGCATGTTAGATACCAACATGTATTTATTCAACAATAATTTTCAATGAAAGGGGGTGATAAAGTGAAATTAGGTGACATTAATTATGATATAAAAGCTGCACAACCGAGAATTTTCCTCTGTAGACCCGATAAAAAAACAATCGCACTTCTTAGTGAAGCTTATGATATTAGCTATAATACGAAGTTAAATGTATTAAATGAATTATCTTTCAAGATACCGACAGTTATTTTGCAAGATGGTGTTCCCACGGACAATCCGAATATCCAAACGATTAAAAATCGATATTTATTTAAACTGAAGTTCGGTCCTGTAACGGAATACTTCTTATTGAATGAATCCACCAAATCTTATAGCGATGATGAATATATTCAATACTCTGCCCTATCGTTGGGTGTGCAACTGAGCGATAAAAATATTAGAGATTTTGAAGTAGTCAGTAAAACGCTCGCACAAATTACAAACGAAATATTATCCTCAGCAAATACTAATTGGAAAATTGGTTATGTCGATAGCTTTTTCGAAACCTATCGCAGCTATGAAGTATCCTCAAATAATATTCTAGAAATTATTTATGATTTAGCAAACCTATGGAATGCTCTAATTGTTTGGGACACACTTAAATGTGAAATAAACTACTATAGACCTGATAATATTGGCAACAATAAAGGGTTTTATATCCGAGATGGCAAATATTTAGAAAGCTTTAATTTGTCTACTAACACGATTGATACAATCACTCGATTAAAGGTTTATGGTCAAGATGGACTGACAATACATCGGTTAAACCCCACAGGTCAGGCTTATTTAGAAGATTTTAGATTCTACCTCTACCCCTTTAAACGTGAAAATGGGGTCGTCATTAGCCATTCGGAGTACTTAAGTGATGACTTATGTATTGCATTAGAAAATTATCATGCATTAGTAGAGTCATTAGCAGAAAAATTCACTCACTTAACGAGTTCTATCACTACGCAGAATTCCATTATTCAAACTGAAGAACAGCGTCTTAGCAGTCTACAAACACAAAGAATTATCATAGAAGATGAATTAGATTTATCCAATGCTAACTTTCAATCGAACTCCCCTTCTCACCTGGATATCATTAACCAACTAGAAGCAAAAAGAGCTGAGATTGCCAATCAAGAAGCCTTTATTCGGGACTTAAACTATCAATTAAGCAATTATCAAGATGAGTTAGAACGATTAAGAAGTAAATTACTAAGAGAAAATAATTTCTCAAAAGAGCAATTGGCTGAATTATCCAATTTCGAAATCGATAAAGAATATACAAATGACTCGATTGTCGATGATCAAGATTTGTTAGAAGAAGCACAAGAAATTTTCAAACAATACTTACAACCAAAAATTAAATTAGATATGAATATGATTGATTTTTTAGCAGTCGTGGAATGTCAAAATGATTGGGACAAACTCAATTTAGGTGATATCGTCAGTGTTCGTTATGACCGATTGCAGGTAGATATTAAAGCTAAAATAACGGAAATTACCTATGATTTTGAACGAGAAAGTATTTCAGTTATTATCACCAACGAAATTGATGAAAAAAACACCTGGTTAGAGCAACTTAGTAAGGCTGGCAATACCTCTACCCTCGTCCAAATGGAAAAATGGAAATGGAATCTTTCCGAAAAAAACAATGGGGCCATCAACGACATCATTAACAATAAATGGGACTCTTTAAAAAATGCCGTAATGGCTGGTTATAATCAGCAAATTGAAATCAATGAGCGCGGCATTACAGTAAAAGATTTAACCGACCCTTTAAGCTGGCTAGTGATTCAAAATGGATTTTTAGCTATCACAAACGATAACGGCAACTCATGGAAGCACGCCATTTCGAAGGATGGTATTTTTGGCGAGAGAATTTTCGGTAAAATAATTTCGGGTGTGAATTTAATCATTGAAGACGAATCAGGTGTTTGGCTGACACAAGGCTCACGGACCACTATTTATAATCGTAACGGTGATGAAGTCATGCGGTTAGGGCTTGTATCAGATAATGAAAAAGATAAAGACGGAAATTTAATTCCTCAAGAATCTGAATGTTTTGGTCTTGTTTCATGGAATACGATAACAAAAGTAGCGTTGACAACTTGTGAAGGTTTTTCAGTCAGCAAAAAAGACGGCGATGATTGGAAAAAAGTACTATGGGCTAATACAGATGGTACGTTGTATTCTCGAAATATGGTGGCCGAAAATATTAAAATCGTAAATAACCTAGACCAAGTAATTTTAGATGCTGAAAATAATTACTTTGATATTGGCTTATTTGACAAGATTGTGGCAGACGGTAAATTGACTACGCTTGAAAAATTAGAGCTTATTAAAGAATTATATAAAATACACTCAGACTACAAGCTGCTTCTTCAACAAGCGCAAAAGTATATTAGAAGTGAACGAGATAATAAAACAGATGTTGATGGCAAATTTTATACAGATACTCAAACGTTCCGTACTGTCTATTCTATAACTGACAGATATTCAACAGGTGCTTTAAAAAATAAATATTTAGAGTTAATGAATTATATTTCAAATTACATAAAAATAATTAATAACGGCTATTCGGAATCACAAAATTTGAATATTGATATGACTGATCCATTGACAGAATCCACAAGTCCGATTGAAAATCGTGGTATTTTTGTGCAAAGATTTAAAGATTACTATGATGAGGCTACTCGCCTTCGACAGGCTATTGAAGACTCCTTGTTCTATTCAGGTATTCACATGGGTGCATATAATAATAATTTAATTATGAATGAGTTTGGTTTTATAGCTGTGCGCAGTGATGGTAAATATCGAGCTTTCCTGAATGCTACTAATGGTCTTGCTCTGCAAAAGTGGGAGAATGATAAATGGGTCAGTAAATTATTTGCTACATTAGGTGACGATAAATGGGAAGATGGCACACTGTATGCTGAAGGTTTAGTCACAAAAAACTTACGCATTGTAGATGGCAACTTAGGCGACGCCATTATTCTTGATTGGGAACGTGGCATCACTATCTTTGGTAGAAATGGCGAAGAGATAAGGCTAAACGCAAACGAAGCCATTTCAATTTATGTTAACGGCAATAGAAAATTCTACGTTGACACAGATGGTAGGCTTTATGCCAAAGATATTACGACCCATAATTTAAAAATTGTTGACGGTTTTTTAGGAGAGAAAATAACTTTCGACCACAATAAAGGTATTACGATTAACGGCAATAACGGCGAAGAAATACGCTTAAATGCCAATGAAGGCATCGCCATTGATGTTAAAGGTGAAAAGCGCATTTGGATTGGTAAAGATGGCCTTATCTACGCTAAAAAACTTCTTATAATGGGTAATGATAGTGATGAAATGATAAAAGATGTGGATGGAAGTTATATTTCCGATTTAACGGTCAATAAATTAAAGACACTGAATTCCAACCAACCACAAGACTTTATTCATATTAAGGATAATTTCTTTAAGATTAAAACAAATTATGGCGGTTCTGAAAAAGATAAGCTCACGATCACAGTGAAAGAAACTGGAGATGCTGCTTACCCTCACATGACGTGGGGGGCAGGCGGAGATGCGGGCGCAGGAAACAATGTCGGATACCAATACAAAAAAAGTGATGGCTTCTATTTTGACTATGTGGGCACGGATGGCCAAAAACGAGAAATTGCTCTTAAAAATGGCGATGAATCCATTCTAATGAAAACACCTCACTCCATGAACTTCGATGGCAAAAATATTAATTTCAAAGCTTCCAATGCCATTACTTTAGCGGTAGGAGAAAATAAAATTGTCATCAGCACTTCGGGAGTTAAGGTAAATGGGTCTCGAATCGACCTCAACTAAGGAGGAAGTAACATGCCTGAAGTTTCAGTGAAAGGAAATAAAATTCAAAATAGCACAGCAACGGGGCATATCAAGGTAAAAAAACCAAATGAATATACTTGTGAAGCAGGTTATATGAACGGTGAATATTATTCAGGATATTGGTCAGGTGGCGTGTGCTATGGTGTTCTAACTCCCCCCTCCTCCTCTCACTCATACGATCACATTAGTGCAACGATTGAAGGGGAAATAAACGAAGGTAGTTCCAATGTATTCGTCAATGGAAAAGAAGTGGTATATTCAGGAGCAAAAACGTCAGAAAAAGACACCTACTCAGTTCCGAGTGGTTGGTCTTATGACAGTGGTTCTCATACAAATGCCACTGGTTCTGTTACTGGAGGAAGTTCGACTGTGTTCGTTAATGGCAAGTCATTAGCCAGAAAAAGCGACAAAGTGACTACTCATGGAGGCACTACACCAACACTAAGTGAAGGTTCCAGCAACGTATTCTCAGGTTGAAAAAAATGAAGAAAGAAGGTGAGTAATTGTCATTACCTATTAACTATTTAGAATTTAATAATCCTATCCATATCGTTTGGAGAAAAGGTACGCCCAACGATCCTTTTATCGATAGACTTGATATTGCACGAGTAGTAAATCAACGGGTATTCTTATTAGAAATTCCTGACGAGATGTTTAAAGTACGTATTGCAGGCATGTTTGAGATAAACTACGAAGCCTTTATAAAACACAACCTCGATAAAAATGAATTTTATGTTGACTATACGAACGGCTTTGTTTATGTCCATGAATCAAAAGAAGCGGAGACCCTTTCCATTATATATAAAGGAAGAGGCCTTATCCTCTACCCTTCTACTCGTATCATTCATTATGATGGGACAACCGCTACTGAATCATTGCATGAAATCATTGAAAAAAGTAAAGCGCAAGTACAAGAATTAATAGATCGAACAGACACTTATGAAGAGTACTTAAACCGTCTTGTCATCGCTATTAACAATTCCAATAACGCCACAGACCAGGCTTTAATTGCAACACAGCAAGCAAAAGATGCTACCGAATTAGTAAAAGACGCGTATGAAACAACTGTTCTAATTTATCAGCCTTTTGTCAATACATATAACGATATTGCGAAAAAGTTCCCTTACCCGGAAGTTGGATGGACTACTCAGGTTTTTGATACAGGCATCCGCTATAGATGGAACGGAAAAGACTGGGTTCCTATCGATGCATTAGGGGGCAACATTCCTCTAGCAAGTGAGCTTTTAAACGGATTAATGAGCAAAGAGCATTATATGAAACTTAAAGGCATTACTGAATTTGTTAATGAGAAAACAATTGTATTCATCATTCCAAAAGATATCTTAGAAGGCGTTCAAGATCCTCATGTTGTCTTTGATTACGAAGGTGAAATTGTAGAAGTAAAAGCCTCTGTCACATCAAAAGGCGCTCAACCAACTCCCGTTAAAATTCAAAAATCTGCCAATTTTACGGATTGGCATGATATCACGGATAACCCAGTTGTGATTGGCGAAAACCACTATCTTGATGATAAAACACACGCTTTAACAGAACGTAATGTGAAAAAAGGTGATATTTTCAGATTAACTATCCCCTCTTTTTCTGTCGATGCACAAAACTTATCGGTCAATGTAAAAATAGTGTTAAACGACTCTCTAAATCTTCATTGATTCGGAGAGTTTTTTATTATAAAAAATTAAATTAACTAGAAAGAAGGAATTTTATAATGACAAACCCACCTGTAGTATCATGGTATGAAGGTACAAACGAACTGGCAAGCAAAGTAAACAACACAGTAAACTATGGTACTGTTGACGCAGATTCAGAGTCCCCACATAAAACATTTTATATTTGGAATAATAGAGAGGGTAAATCTGATTGTTCAAAAATGGAAGAAGTGACATTTACAACTCGCGACCGAGAAGGTGGTCCTGGGGATTCAGTTGGTAAAGTTGTTGAAGCTGTACGTGATAACTGGTTCCATGTACGAGTTGACACTTTAAATGAAACTAAATTTACGCCTGTAGGTAAAGGTGGGACTGCGAATCCATTAGGTACTAAAGATTTAGGTACAAATGGTACTACAACTAACAAAAACGCTAAAAATGCTTCTGTGTGGTCAAACAACACGATTTTAGTTTTAGATACTTATATACAACCTACAGTAGCAAATGGTTTTATCTATAAAGTAGTTAAAGCTGGTACAACAGATGTAACAGAACCCTCATGGGCAAAAGTGGAAGGCAATTTAGTACCTGACAATGACATTGAGTATATGGCAATTAAAATTGATAAAACACCTGCTGCTAAGGAAATATTAGGGTTGGCACATGACACATTAGATGATGGAAGCAATGCCGATTTTGCAGGCGGTAACTTTGTAAAAGTTACTGTCTATGCAGATGTACCAATTACAGCAAGCGCAGGTAAAAACCTATTAATGCAACGTGTTTCTTACCGTTATGTGTAAAAGCAACATAATGATATTTAAGAAATAAAATAGTAATTTTACAGGGTAAGGGAGCTTTCTCCCCTACCCTATTTTTATAGATTGATTAAAAGAAAAACTTCAATGCAATGAAGGAGATTGATAAAAATGCTATTCGCAAACGCAGGAAACAATCAAGCATATGGTATTCCTTTCAATTGGAATGCTGATTATGCAAATGGAAAAAATTACGCTGAGTATGACCTACTTACGCATAAAAAAAATGATTTTTACTTAATTCAGAAAAATCAGGTCATTCGTTTTGGTTTGTTTGGTCAAGGAATGAAACTTTACTTCGAAATGTCTGATGGTTCTTTCAACCTAAACGGTAGAAGAATTGAAATCGAGTACATTGATGAAATAGCAGAAGTATATCACTTAACAACAAACTTCGCAGACAAAGACCTTATCACATATAAAGAAGCTTACGCTGATTACAACAACGTTCAAGGTATTCAGCAATCAAACTTAAAGTCAATTAATTTTGGCTACAAAACAAATTACGAAAAAGAAGGAGTTCAATTATTCTTTCAGCCTATTGTTTCACTTCCTTTAGACAATGAAAGTCCTTTTGTTGAAGTTAAATTGACTTCCAATAAATCAATGAATGGTCATTTGGTATTTAAGTCAAGAGGAATTGAAGTAGAACGCTTCTACGCCCCTTTAGAAGCCAATAGAGCAGGTCAGATGAATTGGACTATCAAATAATTAACTAGGCGAGGAAATGGTATTATGAAAAGATTTTGGCTATATCTACCTGATAAAAATGATTCTTTAGAAATAACAACAGCTAACAACAAGATTTCTTTATTTGAGTCTTCAACTGAGAAAGCATACACAATAGACACAGGAAAATACTCAATTCAAATGCTAGTAGATAAACTTGTTAGCAAAGGCTTAGACGCTAAGATTGGAGAAATTAAATCATCTAAAAACTCAAAGTTCATTGTGTTGTTTTTAGATAATTCATTTACAAACGTAAGTGGTAGTTTTATTACTTTTATTGGTGGTATTGAGTCGATTGATACAGGAGATAGACAAGAAGGTAATATAACTCATATTTAATAATAAGAAAGGAAAATGCTCATATGGCTCTTATAGGCGGTAATTTAGAAAAGAAAGAAATAGGATTACCTATTGGTGTCTCAGGAACACATGACAATACTGAAATTAACAAGACAACAGGATTTCTTCAACTAGTGGAAGTTGATATTGATGGTCAAGGAAACCCTATTTACACAGAAGAAGGTTCATGGACTTCTGATGTGATTGATTTAGGAGATATTTTTCAGGACTTCGAAAAAATATTCACAACTAATACAAACAATGGCGCAAGCTCATTCGCAGTATTAACAAGAGTTTCAGACAATGGTAGAGATTGGTCTGATTGGATTGCGATTGCGGAAGATGGGGCAATTCAGTCTGACACTAAGCAGTACATTCAAGTAAGAATAGATTTATTTGCAGGGTTTGTTACGGATGTTTTTACTATAGCGAACAGTGATTTCAATACGAATGAATTTATTGAAGAAAAAGAAGTTAAAGCAGGTAGTTATATTGTCCCTAGATTAACATCAAATACATCTTCCTCAGAAGGTTTTGCTTTTGCAGAAACAGAGTATAGTAGTAGTTATTCAGCTTGGTATGCTTTTGATAAAGCAGACAAAGCAGAAGGTTATCTTTCTAGAAATGGTTTTCTAACAGGTTTTGTAGGATTCTATTTTAACAATCCTGTTAGAGTTAGCAAATATAAGGTAAGAAGCGCAGGTGGTACTAGTGGTCAGCTATCAGGTATGGTTAAGTCATGGGTTCTTCAAGGAAGCTTAGATACTACAAATGGTACTAATGGAACGTGGGTAGACTTAGGTACTCAAACTAAGCAATCATGGACAGCAAGTTATCAAGACAAAGAATACTCTATTTTAAACAATGATACTTATAAAGCATATAGACTTAAATTTTCTGAAAACAATGGACATGCTTCATACGCAGGCTTAGGAGAATTAGATTTCTATGAAGAAGGTACAACATCTTTAAGTCTCAAACGTGATTATACTTATGACAAGGAATTAGATTCAACTTGGTCAGACATAGGTAGCTTACACAGAAAGAAAATCACTCGTGATGATTGGGTAAGAATTGATAGATTGGAGGTAGTGGAAGAGTGACAGAATTATATAGTATATTAACACAGCCTGAGGAAAAATGGACAAGATATGACTATAAAAACAGTATTTTTACTTATAGGGGAACAACCTCTGATTATGGCAATTGTATTGGATTATTAAGTGCAAGTGCTACTATAACTTTTTCTTTTGTTGGCAGTGCTATTAGAATTATTGCAGGGACAAGAGATAATTTTAGAGCTACAAATGTAAAAATAAAAATAGATGGTGGAATGGAAGAATCAATTACAACACTAAGAGGTACAGGAGATATTGGATATGTTTTAGTTTATGAAAAGCAAATGGACTATGGAAATCACAATGCAACTATAACAGTTTATGATGGTGCTAGTAGTAGGGCGTTTGTTTTTTATGGTATAGATACTTATGAAATTGAAAATAAAACTCTTATTTTACATGATGGTGAGTATAAACGATACATCGAAGGTAAAGATGCTGTTTCTGGTACAAATTTAATACCAGTAATGATTAATGACACTAATCCAGTACCATATGTATCAAGTTGTAAGGATTCTTATGGAGGTTTTTTCTCTTTCAATGCATTCAATAGAATACTAAATGGTGCAAGCAGATGGATTGCTAACTCTTCTAGTGATACATGGATTAAGATTGACTTGTCATCTCCAAGAAAAGCTTACACATATCAGTTGACATCTGGACATATAACTCAGCAAATAAAGTCGTGGATTTTACAAGGAAGTAATGATGATAATCTATGGATAGACCTAGATGAAGTAAACGAACATCCATTAGCAATTGACTCCTATGAAAAATTCACAATAGACAATCCAGATAACTACAGATATTATAGAATATTTGTAAAGGCTACAGTTAGTGGATTTGCTTCTCTAAGTGGATTTACTTTATTAACTCAAGATATTCCAGAGGTAAAAGAAAAATGGGAAGATGTAACAAACACAATTCCGACCAAAGATGAGTTCGTTACTAAAGGTATGGATTCACTATCTATACTTGACCGTACAGTCGCAGAATTAGAATCTTTGCCAATGGCAGAGAAAAGTGAGATTTTAGGGACAGGAGAAATTGGGAAAGTATTTAGTAAGACAATTGATTTAAAGAAATATTTTGATATTAGAAGTATAAAGATAGAGGTGAAATAATATGGCAGTATCTATAATAAACAGCAGATGGATTGCTTCTAATGACTACACAGTGGCAAATGGAGTATTGCGTTCTGATAGCACAATAGATTATCGCTCTCTCGGAGATGGTAAATTTTATTTTGAAATAATAAATGGTTCAGGAAGTTCTAATAGATGGATAGGACTCACTGATAAAGACAATCCTCCTTGGAACGCTCCTGCGTCAATGCTTGGAACTATGATTGCGATATGGCAACCAGTAGCCAATGCTGTCTACGGTGTTCATCTAGACTTAACATCTGCAACTCAAGGTAAACTTAGATGGAATGTAAACGGTGGAAATTTTTCTAATTGGGCTGATATAAAAGACCATCCTCAAAACATTATAACAAAGATTAAGCCAGTCATAGGTAGTGCCGCAAGTGCTAATCCTAATGTCTCTACTTTTATCAATGCAGGTCAAGCACCATTCCTTAATAGTGCTGACAAATTGCTAGAGGATAGTGAATTCGAAGGAACACACTTCTTTGATGGAAGTGGTTCTTTTGCAACGAGTAAAACATTACTCTCTGCCAAAGGAAAATATTATTCAGTATCAAATATCGACACTTGGTATGAAACAAATATGACATCTGACACCTCCCCCTCTCCATTAATGGCTAGTGCAAGTAGAATTTATAATACTTCATATCCTGCTTGGAAAGCATTTGATAATGACCTCACGACATCTTGGCTTTCATTAGGTAGCGCAAATGAATGGCTTACTATAGACTTAGGTGAGAAGAAACTAATTGATTCTATTAGTATTCAAGGAGTATCATCTGCTATTACTACCTCTTATGTAATTACAGCCAATCCAAAAAATATGAGACTTCAAGGTTCTAATGATAATGCTATTTGGAATGACTTACATGTTACTACTAATTTATCTTGGACAAAAGAAGAAATAAAAATATTTTCTTTTTCACTTAGAAAATATCAATATATTAGAATTTTCATAGAAACTAATAATGGTGCGCCCTATATAGGAATTAGTGAAGTTAGAGTAGGATATAGTGGTAATGGCATGGTAGCCTATGAAATACCCTCTCTCTCTAAACAAAACTTTATAAATTACGGTAAATCGTTATTTTCAGATATGAATCAACCAATAGCTACTAAAAACTACATTTTACAAGATACTGTTAGTGAAAATGCAGAAGGTCTTTGGACTACAAAAATAAATAGAAAACCTCTTAGCATTAAGTTTAATTAGACTTAGTGCTTTTTGATTTTCTAAATTTAATAAAAGAAAGGAATGATTAAATGAGTGTCTTAGTTTGGTATGAAACAAAAATGACAAGCAATACTGCTCCTTCCCCATTTGTGGCGAGTGCTAGTAGTATTTTTTCAACTACGTATGATGCTTGGAAAGCATTTAATGGAACTAACTCAAGTTCTACTGATGTTTGGTCTACAAAAGAAAATGTACCTACAGGATGGCTACAATTAGATTTAGGTGAACAAAAATATGTTAATAAAATGGTACTTACTTCAAGAAATGATTCAGCCACAGGTGCAACTTCACCACCAAAAGATTTTAAAATTTTAGCTTCTAATGATGGCACTAACTTTGATATTATTGCTGAATTTTCTAACCAAACAAATTGGTCGCCTAATGAAAAAAGAGAGCTCGATATAAGTAATAATAAAAAATATAAAATTTACAGAATCGAAATCTTAACAAACAATGGGTATACTCATACAGGAATAGGGCAATTGCTATTTGGATTTGACAACAGAAATTCATCTATCTTAAAAAATTCAACAACTCAAAAACACTACTCTCTCGACAATAAAACTCTAATTCATCTCCCATCTTCTTCTGATAAAAACATGATTTTACATGGAATTGAGCAAGGTAAAGAGATTCAATTAGATGTACCTTTTGACAAGAAACTCTACCCTTCTAATGAGGAAAAAACATTGGGAACAGGAAAAGTCTTCGAAGTTAAAATAGGTGGAAAAGAAAAAAATAAGACAACAAATACATTTATAAGAGAGGTGAAATAATATGGAGTACAATAGTATTATACCTGCATTTCCTACTACCAACAGTCCAACTGCTTCGGGTGGGACAGTTGATGGTTTTAAGATTACAGTTTCAACAACTCAAATTCAAAACCCTAACAATGCTTTCGATAAAAACAATTCCACTACACCAAGAAGTAGTATTCTCCCTGTCGCAAACGAATATATTCAAATGACATTTCCAAAAGAGTATTTTTTAGCAAGATACACTATTAGAGTTGGCTATTCTTGGTCACATGGAGACTTGAAAACTTGGGAGTTTCAAGGGTTAGTTAATGGTACTTGGGTTGTCCTTCATGCAGGAAGTCATGGAGCTGTATTAGAAACACTTACATTTGACCTCACACCCACTTGGGTAAGTGGGATTAGAATTGTACACAAGTCAAGACACCAAACTAATAGTTGGGGTGTAGCTGAATTAGAGGTTTTTGAGTTAGTATACTCTGAAAGAGTATTAGTCTTTCACGAAAATAACTATAAGACTTACAACACATCAACATCTTCATGGGAAGTTGTTTCGTCTACTTATCCAACAGAAGACCAATTTGTTAATCAAGGCATTGATGCTTATTTAGAGAAAAGCATCTCAGTAATAAATGAACTGGATGATGCAACAGTCTTATATTACACAGACAGTGGTTGCACATTTATTGAATTAATTGATGAAGTAGAACCTTATTCAGTTTATGACTACATTGGTGAACTTCCTGAGGTTCTAGTGTACACAGAAACAACAGACGATATTATCGTATCAACAACTACTGAGCCATTTGATATTTATGATGAATTTGGCGACAATGTTGAGGTTCTTTATTACACAGATGATGAAGAAGTAAATGAAGCTGATTTAATTCTTGAAGCTAATTGGTCGCCTATAGATGAACTAGAAGGTGATTTTGAAGTTGTCACATGGACAGATGAAGCCCCTGAGGCTGCACAGAGAGTGCTTGAAATGACTGCTATACCAAAACCTCAGTTTATTAAACTAGTCAACCCTAAACGTGTCTATGGTGCTTTAGATGATGTTATCGTCAATGACATATCTCAATCATATCGTGATGAAGCTCGCTACTTTGTTGGTGGAGAAACACCTGATAAATGGTATGTGTGGGATAAAAAACTAGAAAAGTTTGTTGTCTCTGATGCTTCTACGGAGCAAGCAATATCAGCTAATGGTATGAAACATACAGACCTAAATAACATCACCGATGCTCAGTGGCGTACATGGAAAGAAAAATACTTGAACATTGGTGTGTTCTTGAAAGACAACCCTCGTGACACAATTGTTTCTGTTGTGGAGAGTGTTTCATATGAAGATTATCTTCCTCGTGACACTACAACTATTTCAGACACAAGCTTATACATCTTAAACACTACTGCTAAAATCGACATTTCATTTGACGCTAATATTCTTAAAGGTGTTTTAAGTGATGGTGATTTAACTCGTGTTCAATATCGTGTATTACTCAACAATGGTTACTACTACCCTACTGATGGAAGCTTTACTAAACTAGGTGAGTCACCTCAGAACATTGAGTTAGTAATCGGTAGTAAAGATATTAGAATTGATGATTGGAACACACTTAAAATAGAGTTTCAAGATTTCTTTGGAACTACAGATTATTGGTCAACTCAATTCATGGGAACATATTCAGGTCTTATGTTCAAAGATGTCTATGGGCAATACTTCTCTAGTGAGATTGGTGAAGTTCTACAGTATCTTGACTTCGGTGTTATTATCGCAGGTCAAACTACAATTGAGCATGAGGTTATTCTTAAAAACCAATATGGCTATGACGTTAAGAACATTCACTTATACGCTAACACATCTAATTTCCCTACAGGTATGAGCATTGAATTTAGTACAAGTTTATCTCCCTTCATGCCACAGCCTGATTTAAGACTAAGTGGTGTGCTTCAAAATAACGAAGAAATACCATTCTTCATTCGACTAAAATCTGAATTAGGTGCTACGCCTGACGCTAACGGTTCATTTGACATAATCGTGAGAGCAGACAAAGCCTAATCACAATACAATGTGATAAGGAAGTGAAATTATGGAGGAAAATAATTTTAATGAAGGAGTTACGGATCCCCTGCTACAACAGAATACGGGTGAAATAGTAATAGCATCCTTCCACACTGATTCACCCCCTCACAACAGCTTTAAAGCCAAATATTCTTTAATCGCTGTTGGAAACAATGACGTATTTACAGAAATTATTGCGAGACCTGCTGAAAACGCTGATATTAATACATATATTATCCCTCGGGCCTATGATGAGACTTCAAAAGAGATTTACATAAACATTATGTATCGTGGTAATTCAGAAATTCTAACTGAAATTCAACCGATTGGATACAACAACCTAGAAGCTGAAATAGAAATACCTCCTCATAATCGGATGTCAGCTCTCTACGAAATTCAACAACCGCCCATTATTACAGACATTTTCAACCCTACTCAAGACGCTTTCACGCGTGAAAAAATGGACTATCAAACAATTAACTACGGTGGCTATTCTTCTATGGTAGTTGGTCGTAGTCACGAGGATATTTGGCGTTCATTTGTACAATTTGACTTGTCTTCCATTAATCCATCTTATGTACTTACGGATGCAAATTTAAGATTGTACTACAGTAACAGTATCCCTCAAAATATTACTCTAGAAGTTTTAAATGCTAATAATTCATGGTCTGAATATGGTATTACGCACTTAAATAGACCCACTCCGATTAAGCTAATTACCAATCAATTTACTGTCAACAAACAAGCAGGTTACGTTGAATTTAATGTATTCGATATTGTAAAAAATTGGGTAGCACTTACTCAAATAAATAACGGCTTTATCATTCGTGTGTCTAATGAAATAACGGATGGACAAGTTACATTTAAAACCAGGGAATCCAAACTCCCTCCAGCGTTAGTAGTAGAATACTATGACTCCAGGATATTTAGTTTTGGTAGAAGTCAGCATATTACTGAAATCTTCGTATATAAGCGGCTAAATTCAGATAAAAATACTGAAATAACTGTTGATTCAACATTTGAATCTTCTGATCAACAAACATATCTTTACGTGCACCGATCAGAAGTGCCTTTAGATGAAGATATATGTGTTGAAATCACAGCAAATAAGCCTTATGTGCCTACCGAGCTAATAGTAGCTATTCCGAAAGATCACGATATTACAACAGAGATTAGTGTTAGAAATCCAAGAGATAGTCGCATTTTGATTGAAATAATTGTCAACAAACCTACTATTCCTATTGAAATATCAGCTTCAAGAAGAAAAGAGGACGAAATTGACACCGAATTAGTCGTTTCTAAACCTTGCACACATGTTGAAATTACTATTCCTACTTATAGGAATAGCGTTATTAACACTGAAATTGATATTAACACTATTTATGCAAGTGTTGTTAACACTGAGATTATAGTGAGCAAGGAAACTATCCCAACGGAAATTACTCCACGAGTTATTAAAAATAATAACTTATATACTGAAATAGCTGTTTCTAAACCAAAAATTTACATTGAAATTGAAGTAAAATATCGCAACGATATTTGGGTCGAAATTGAACCGAATATTAAGAGTGATATACTAATCGAACTTGTTGTATCTAAGCCTACTGTTGAAGCTTTAGTTACTGCTAGAGTATATGAAGATGCTGATTCGGATGCTGAAATTTTTGTAGCCTACGTAAGTGAAATAAACACTGAAATTATCGCACGTAAAGTAAGTCAAATTAATACTGAGATTACTAGTAAAGCAGTCAGTCAAATCAACACTGATTTATCTGTATCGAAGCCAAAGATCCTTGTTGAAATTACTATTCCGACTTGGGATGATTCTGATATTGTCACGACGATCGAACCCCGTGTCCTAATGGTTCATAACACTGACACAGTCATTGTGGTGAATGGCGGCGTTACTGGCTATGCGTTTATTATGTAAATTAGTGAACAAAAGGAGAAATAGAGATGATTATAAAAAATTACGAAATCGGTGAATTACAAGCTTTTCTTTTTAACCTCATTTTAAAAGGGAAAGAATCACGAATGAGAACTCGCTTTATCAAATTGTTAGAACAGCAATTGAATCAAGTAAATCAAGAAAGACAACAATTGGTTGATGAATATGCGGAAAAAGATGAAAATGGAGAAATTTTATATAATACAGAAATTGTAGATGAAAAAGAGATTGAGCTTCCTATTTTCACTGAAGAAGCAGAAAAAGAAGTGCAACAACAAATTTTGACGTTACTACATGAAGATTTTATTATTGAAGAAACGGCAGAAAAAATTGACATGTTACATATTTTACAGGAGATTGTCTTAAATTGTGATTTAGAATTCACAGGTAAGAAAGCAACTCTATTTGATAGATTCTGTGAAATTTTTGAGGATATTACATTACTTGAAAACTAGATGAAATGAGCAGTCAGTTCAGGATAGGTGTGGATCTTATCGTCCTCCCTATCCTTTTATTATTTATATAAAGTCGGTGATTAAATTGCAAAATGACAAGCTAGGTGAACGATTAGCTAGTGTTGAAGTGGAAATCAAGAATCAGGATAGCCGTATTTCAAAACTGGAAGGTAATCATGAATTATTGTATCGCTTAACAGTCGTGTCAGAACAACAACAAGAAATGAATAAACACCAACAAATTCAATTAAATAGAATGGATAAAACCTTCAATAACATAAATATTAACCTCACCAAATTAAACATGTCGCAAGTTGAACTACAAGATGATGTAAAGGGCATTGGAAAACGAGTGGACAGTATTGAAGAGGATTTAAAACTGGAATCCGCTAAAGATAGCCTCTCTATTAGTGACACGATCAAACAATATTTACATTGGTGGATTTTCATTCCGACAACAATTGTAGGGGCACTCCTACTAAAATGGCTAGGTTTATAAAGAAAGGAATGGATACATATGAAAATTAACTGGAAAGTTCGAATTTGCAACCCACAATTCTGGGTGACCCTAGGATTATCGATTATTACCCCCCTATTTGCCTACTACGGCATCACTGGCGCTGATTTGACTACCTGGGAAAGTGTCTGGACCTTAATTGTCAATGCGCTTGCTAACCCTTACATATTAGCTTTAATGGCAGTCAGTACATATAACGCAATTTTAGACCCGACCACGGCCAATGTTAGTGATTCAAAAAGAGCCCTGGCTTATGTGAAACCGAAACGAGATGATTTTATTGACTATAAACATTAAACAGAATTTAGTATCGCCCTCAAAATACGGTATCAAATGTCCTTATCACATGGATGCACAATTTATAACTATACATAATACAGCCAATGATGCGGCAGCTTCAAACGAAATTCGTTATATGATTAGTAATCACAATCAGGTGTCCTACCATTTTGCTGTGGATGATCAAGAAGTTATCCAAGGATTACCTTTACATCGTACTGGATGGCATTGTGGAGATGGAAAAAGCAACGGCAACATGAAATCCATCGGTATTGAGATTTGTTACTCGAAATCAGGTGGTGAACGCTATGCAAGGGCTGAAGAATTAGCGGTTCAACTTACAGCACAGCTATTGCATGAACGTGGCTGGACAATGGATCGAGTGAGAAAGCATCAGGATTGGAATGGAAAATACTGCCCCCATCGTATTCTTGATGAAGGAAGATGGTCTTCCTTCTTACATAGAGTACAGAAGGAACTGAATCTACTGACGGACAATAAGGGAGGTTTTACAGTGTCACAATTTGAAGAATTAAAAGCGGAGAACCAGGCTATAAAACAACAATTAGATTTCATTAAAAAATCGTTAGGATTGGTGGAACGACCTGTTAGTGATTCCCATGAAGCGGGCTGGCAATGGGCTAAAAAACAAGGCCTACTGAATGGGGTAGATCCACAAAAGCCTCTTACTCGCGAGCAATTTGCAACTGTCCTGTATCGACAAATCAATAAAAAATAGAAACATACTTTTCCCTCTCACTGTTCGTTATAGCGAATGGTGGAGAGGGAATTTTTTTGCTTCTCCTTCTATTTGAGGAATCACAAACAAATAAATTTTCATCATTTTAAATGTGGCTTTATATTCTTAACACAAAGAACCATGTTACAATAGAAAGGAACATTTGGCATCAAAGGAGACATTACATGAAGCTTTCAAGCATTTTAAATTTTTGTATTCTTGTATTTTTCACGCTACTATTCGTCAATGATTTTTTCCCTGCCACTACTTTAGCAGAGGTTTTATCGAAGAAGGTTATCCTTGTTATATTAATCGTCCTCGTCATTATTCAAATATCGACAGCAAAGGGTACATATAAGAGGCTATCTAAAAAGGCATATGTGGGTGTAACCCTCTACACAGTCGGACTTTGGATTATCTTATCATTACTTGGTGGGAAGTCACAATTCGGACTATCTTTGAACAGCCCCATTTTTTATATTATTGTATTGTTACTGGCGTTTGATTTATTACGGGTCTATCGCCAGTCAAAAAATGAAGAAACAGAAAAGAAAGCAAAACCACAATAAAAAGCATGTTGCCGAGCAGAGCTACACTTTTGAGCTCAATCGGCAACATGCTTTTATTTTTATTCGGAGTCTCCGTCAATCGTTAGATGATTACGATTCTAATGCACCTAGTATGACATCCAGCTCATTAACAGCATGATCTAAGCGTTCCTTCGCTTCGACATTTTGCTGCTTTAATTGACTAAACTCTAACAAATTTTTCTCATGCTTTAATTTTATCGAAGACAAACGTTCTATGCGTGACTCAACCTTTTCAATTGTCTGCTCACAAACTGTTGTCCAGAGCTTTTCCGACTGCTGCATTTCATTTGTAGACGGATTGTGTTGGCGCATGATGCGTGTATACACTGTTTCAATATGTTCAATCAATTCCGTATAAAAATGACGTTCTACTCGTGTTGTTTGGAATGTTGGATGCTCCACCTCTTTTGCATATGGGGTAATTTGGCGGAGTAGTTTCCCAGCATTTTCTCCAAAACCATGCGACAAATTCAGGACATTCATTAGTTGCAAAAGTAAGCGAATTTCCTCGAGATTAATGAGTTGCGCATCGATATTTTCCTTTAACTTTAACGATTCCATATAGCGACGATCGAAATGCTCAATTTCACCATTGCGTTGTTCTACCAAATGGACACTCGCATTTTCTTTTAAGCTTTTAATATAGCGGATTGCATGACTTCTTAACTCTTCCAACGAAAGCGTGTTGTCATTTTCTTGTTGTGGTTTCCCTCGTTGAACATAGGCAAATGCATCCAATTTTTTGGGCCATTGTGCTTTAGGGGTTTCTTCTGAGACATTGTAGCGTATATAAATTCCGTGCATTCCATATCCTCCAAGTCCAATTAACAA